CCATAATGTTTTCGCTTGTTCTTTTGTGAGAACGCCGGACCTCAGAACAAGCGTAGGTATTTGTATAATAAATCAGTTATTATACAATTCTCTGGGTAATGAGATGTTGTCATATATACTGCACTAATATTTTTCAACTATTGGTTTTATGGATTCTGCATCAAACTCTAATTCATTTATATGGTTGATTACTTTGTAATACAAATATTCAAATACTTTCAACATATTTAATACTTCTTTGTAATGTTCTGTAATATGAACATGGTTGTAAATATGATAAAAGAAATAATCCATAACAAACTCTGGATGTTTTAAGTGTATATTATTATCAATATGAAAATCGTTCAAAATAGTTGTCCTTACTTTTTCTGCATCCGGCATTTCCATTGCAGTATTGTATAATTCTTTTAACACATGAATCAACATTCTATATTTTTCTTTTACGGATTCTTTGTATTTCATGAATGGTGTATTTTCTATTGTAACAGTTTTATTATTTTCAGATATATCTAAGGGACAATTTTGCATTGGTATAGCACAATTTGAACCATTTGAAAAAACCAAATAATCGGAAAAAGATTTTGTAAAACAAATCGTTTTTTCTAACCATTCTAAATCTTTTGGTAGATTTGTAATACAATATTGTTTGTTATTTACATCTATGGATTTTATTTTCTGTATACGTATCAAAAGTTTATGGAAATCATCTATATCTTCTATTAAGCCATTATCTAAATTATTCATATAATCAGATTGTTCCATATATTATACTACTATAGAAGGTTTTATATTATTAATCGCATAAAATGATTAAAGACTATTTATGAATAATCATATAATAAGCATTCATATGTCACAACAACCCATTGAAGATTTACTAAATACATATCCATATGATATTACAGAATTAGATTTGTCTGGATTAGGATTACATTATATACCTTCTTTACAACGTTTTTATAAATTGCAAAAATTGAATATCAGTAAAAATAATTTATCGTATTTGCCTATGATTCCAGATTCAGTATTGTATTTAGATTGTTCCGAGAACAATATTCGGGAGATTTTCAGTATATCGGCCAATACCATTGAGTTTAGGTGTAATAATAATTTGATTACAAATATATACTACATTCCAACTACATTGAATGTATTACAATGCCAAAACAATTATTTGAGAGCATTACCGCCATTATTGCAGATAACTCAATTGTTTTGTGAAAATAATGAATTATGGCATATTCCTAAACCGAATGTTCTCGAATATATTTCTTGTAAAAACAATAGTGAAAATATAAGTGAATATGTTGAACGGTCTCATATTATGGAACGCCTAAATGAAAAGATATTAGATGTGGAAGGAAATAAACAGACGGCTACTATTTATTATTGATCACTGAACGTATGTGTATATATTATTGTGATTATGGATTTGCAGAAAGAGTAGGGTTTAGGCACATTTTTTGTGTTGGATATACTTGGCCTGACATACATTTATCATGTTCGGATATATCAATACATCCACGTCGCCCTTTGTATTCTCCTACTAAACACCAAGATGTTTTATCTTGTGAAACTGAACGTTGTTGTATAGGGTTTTCAGTCGTATCTGGACTAGGTATTTGTGTATTTTGTCCTACACTGGAAATATTTAGCGTTTTATCTAAATCGGGAAGATTTTGATTCGTTCCTGTTAAAATATTTCCAATAGAATGTAGTGTTCCTTCGCCGATATTTACCCCAGTTCTAGCCACATTTCCGGCAACACTTGCGCCTGTATTAATAGCTGTGCCAGTTGCAAGGCCAAACAGTGCCAAAATATTCATAATGAGATTGTATAGAATATTCACTATATTTCTAAAAATATTTCCGATGCCGGTATTTAGTAATAGTAATAATATAATTATACAGAGGACAATAATAACAATTGTTTTATTGCTAAACCCACCAATATCAGCTGACGCAATTGCCGGTGGTTGTGGCGATTCAACAAAACCAGTAGAAACATTTGGATTAGTGGAACTCATATGTAATCTATATTATAGAGCCATAGAAAAATGTTAGGGTTATACCGATTATACGTTTATATAATCGGTATTATTTATTGATATATTATAAAACAATGGGATTTTTTAGTATTATTGAAACCTTTTTTTTTATTAGTTTAGGAATCACTATATTACTTGTTGCATTATTGGTATATCATTTCAAACAACGGGTTTCATCATTGGAACAAAAATACGAATCCTTGTTTGATATTGTTTCTAATGTAGCAAAACAGTTGAGTAATATACAATCTGCAATGAAGCCTCAACCGATTATGCAACGATATGGAGAACGAGAACTATATCGAGAAATGAACGGAGTTACACATTTAGGAAATATAAATATTCCATCGGAAGAATATCGGCCTCATACATTACATAATATAAACGGGGTTTATATGCAAAATGATGGGCTATCTAATCATATAACAGTAAAAGAACTACATGAGCAGGACGATTCGGATGAAGATGTCTCAGAAGAGGATGAACCGAGTGATGATGACTCGACTGATGATGATTCAGACGATGAGGAATCGGATGATAACTCATCTGAGTCAGAGAATGATTCTGATGATTACAACGAGCCTTCAGAAGAAAGAATTATCGTTTCCGATGATGAAACTGGTAAATCGGAAAGTGTAAAAATAATAAACTTGAATGCAAATGTAAGTGTCGAAAATACAGAACAATATAGTGAAAAAGGAGATTCATTAAATGATATAGATGTTGAAATCTATGAATTGCCTGTGCAAGATGAAAATATTGTAGAATATACAGAATCAAATCCAGATGAACCTAATCTATTAGTAAAAAAAATAGATGAATTGGTTGCGGATGACTCTGTCATAATTGTAGAAAAAACATCGGCGAAAGAATTATACAAGAAAATGACCTTGAGTAATTTGAAAGCAACGGTTGTTTCAAAAGGGTTATGTAGCGACCCCAGTAAAATGAAAAAGAACGAGTTATTAAAATTATTAGAAGAAGAATAAACGCAATGATGTCTGGACGAATAATATATTCAATAATATATATATAATATTGAATATGTTTAGCAATGGTGTTGAACTAGAATTAGCATACCCTCCGGTTGTAGATAGACCTAAATCAATATATGGATACCAAACACACAATCTTTACAGAGACATTCCTCCAATGATGAATGATGGGCGTGTATTAGTGGCTTCTTGGCAACCGGAAGCTGTCGTAAATAACAATTTATTACAAAGCACTGGAATTACTTCAAACTGGCAATATAGACAATATTTGACTAATAATGCAAACAAAATTATGGCACAAAACGTAGCGGAAACAATGAACGACATTGGTTATTATGCACGTTATGCCCAAGCACCATCGGTACCTTATCGTCCTCCTTATACATACAAATCTTATTTAGATAACACCGAGGTTTTAGGGTATGAAACTAGTGATTTGAAAGAATTATATCTTTCTAAAGAAGCATTGAATGCCCGGAAGTTTTCGCCGGCAATTACACAAGATGAATTGATATCAAAAAGTAAGTTTGTATAATTTATTATCACTGAATAATATACCGAGACAACGATTATATATCACATATAACATGTATTTTATATGTGATTATTTATACTCACTACATACGTCCAGGCATCAATATTCTTCTTGCATACTATCTATATTTTGCCCAATATCATCATATAATATTTTATCTGGATCAACATCATTGTATTGCACTCGTTTTTTCAAATATGCTGAAAAAAAGATATTGTTTTCTGTATTTGCAATACTATACACTTCAGCAACTTTATTACCCATAAATAAAACATTTGTCAAAAATGCAGTAATTGTTTTATTGTCTAAATAATTATCATATATAACTATTGCACTTACAATTGTATTGAATACATACACTGCTATAGCACAGCACCCTATTTGTTGATATATTTTATCTATATAAAGGATGTTCTCTCGTTTTATTTCCGGCAATGCACGCATATTTATAGAAACATTAAATGCATCCGTCGGTTTTGATGTATTTACATCTAAATACGTAATTAATTTATTTTCCCGTTTGACTTCAACTAAATATAATATAAAAAAACTAATAAGAGTCATAAAATTAACTATATAAACAATGTAATAAGCTCCTCCAGAATGCAAGTTCTCAGTAATACCACATACATGGTCACCGCATTTTTGAGGAACAAATGATAGTAAAAGAGAACCCATTAATATTCTATAAAACTCCATACACAAGGTCAAAATTACATTCAGTTTTTGTATAGTATCTTGGTCATTTATTTTCAAAGAAATATATTCTTTATATGCATTGCAATTTATAAGTGGTATCCACGAGCGCAAAATATTTCCACACCGTGGGACGTGAGAGTCTGTTGGATTATGATAGGATGATATTTCATTCGAAACTATATTACCTGTTTCCCCTATTTCAATTTGTTCTTGTATAGTATTATCAAAGGATGATATATTTTCATTTATAGGTTCTCCTTCTTGAGAACCATTATCGCTAGTTGAAACAAGTTCCATCTATATATATTCATTTACAAAACCTAATAAACATATTTTTTGATGACTTATTAATAAAAAAAGAATGCAAAAACTTATCAGTTTTGATATTGGTATAAAAAATATGGCTTTTTGTATTTTTGATATGTCATGTTCTCCGCCGAATATACAAAAATGGGATGTATTGAACTTAATGGATGCAGTAGAAACTATACAATTATCATGCACGTGTCATTTAAAAGGTAAACCTACAAAAAAAGGAATATCAAGTTCTCCTAAATTGTGTAATAAAAAGGCGAAATATGAAAAAAACGGTAGCTATTATTGCGAAAAACATGCAACAGACCATACTGAACTCATCATACCCAAAAAAGAACACAGCCCACCAGCTCTAAAAAAAATGAAACTAGAAGAATTGACATCTATTGCAGAAAAGTATTCCATATTTGTGAGAAAGCCTACTACGGTAGGAACTTTAGACGCATTTTGTAAAACAAATACGAATGTGGAAGAAATACCTACAACGAAGAAAGGTTTGCTGGAAAAATCACTGCGGTTTTTTGATGAAAAATGTTTCCGAGTTCTCCAAGCGCCTAAAAAGAAAACCGCAAATGAAACCGATTTGATTTCGATTGGACGTAATATGACAAGATTATTGGATGAAATGCCGGAAATAACAAATGGGACAATTACACATGTTATTTTGGAGAACCAGATATCTACTATAGCAAATCGTATGAAAACAATACAAGGTATGTTGGCGCAATATTTCATTATGCGAGGTCGTCCGGAGATTGTTATAGAGTTCGTTTCATCTTCAAATAAACTGAAAGATTTTGTTACAGAGAAGAATACTACTTACAAACAACATAAAAAAGATGGAATTGAAATATGCAGCCGATTTTTAGATAACAATCCAAATTGGTCACAATGGAAATCTGTATTACAGACTACTAAACGAGATGATTTAGCAGATTCCTTTTTACAAGGTATTTGGTATTTAAAACGTGGAAATATAATTACTTATGCGGAGAACTTAAAAATAAATATTGTATGATTATCATAAATAACTATGGAAGAAATCAATTTAGGATTAAGTGATTTAGAACCAATATCCCTCAATTTTAATGATGGCAATATTGGGTCATTTGGAGAACAGCCATCAGTTAATTTCGGTTCAGGTATAGAATTATTGATGAATGACAAGAAACGTTCCAATTCCAATGGAAATATTAATATAGATTTAGGGGATTTAGATAAATTGGAAAGTGAATTAAATGATTTGTCAGGGGCTTCCAATAATGATTCTAGTTCGTCTGGCGGTGCTGGAGGATTATTTAGCGATAACAAGGTATTGAGTGGTTTAGGAAATATGTTTGGTTTCGGGAAATCGGCTTCCTCTGCTGAACCATCTAGTTCCTATGACAATCATTCTTCTAAATTGGGTTCAGCAACTGCTGAAACTGTAGGAAATACAAGTACTTGGGATGGGTTCTCCAAAATGAACGATATTCCTATGGAAAGCATGTCATCTAGTCGTATGTCTGACCGTGATAAGCGTCGTAAAAAACGCCTGATGATTAAGAAATTAGATGAATGGTATGAAAAGGGATTGCTAAAGAATGGGACGCGTTTTACAATGGACTCTAGTTATGAGGAAGTAGAAGATGAATATGAAACTGCGATGGAAGACAAACGCAAAAAAGACAGTGTCAAACTGATGGGATGGTGGCTAATGACAGGTATCAATTCCATTGAATATGCGAATGCGGCATTTGACCCATTCGGTATCAATTTAGACGGTTGGGCAGAACAAGTAAGTGAAGATATCGATAGTTATGATGAAATATTTACAGAATTGCATGAAAAATACAAGGGTGGCAAAATGGCTCCTGAATTGTCCCTATTACTCAGACTCGGGTTCTCTGCAGCAGTTGTCAATTTCACTAACAAAGCATTGTCTTCTGCAACCCCTGGGTTCAATGATGTCATTAAACAAAGTCCTGAATTGATGAAAATGTTTACCGATGCCACGGTTAGTAGTATGAGCCAAAGTTCTCCTGGATTTGCTATGGCTAGTAATATGATGAAAGACCAACAAATGAATAATCCCCGTGGGCCTCCACCACCAGCACCAGTAGAAACGAAAAATCAGGGTCCATTACCGGGACGTGGTATGCAATATACAGAACGTCCATCTAATAGACCAGATATATCAGCCAGCCGTGGGGCTATGTTCCGCGAAGAGAGTGTTGATATAGGAAGCAATTTTGCATCGGTGAATGAACAACCGCGTTCAGCACCTGTGCCAAGACCAGAGATGCGTGGTCCCCAAAATACGGATATAGATAATATTTTAGCAGGATTAAAAACCCGTACGGTGGATATTCATGCGCAACCTCAGACACAAGGGGTTTCAGTAGAAAATGATAGTATGATTAGTATTAGTTCATTGAGGGAAACACAAAATGTTTCCATGCCGAAACGGACGCAACGAAAACAACGTTCTGACAAAAATATCGTTTCCTTGGATATTTAGGAAACACAATAAAACGTATACGTAATAAAAATAAAAAAGTATTTATTTTTATTTACAAAGAAGCATTTACAACATATGATGTGATATAACATGTATGATAGACATAGCAGATTTACAAATATAATAACATGTGATATATGATTGTTTATACGATATCGTCGTCGCTAATATATTTAGCATGTATTTTCGCAAGCGTGGATCCTCCTACTACGTGAGCATTTTCCGGTTTTCCACGGGTCATCATATTCTTGACAGTATCTATAAATTATGTGTTAATTATAAATTTTATAACCGGTCAGCATTTTTTGATAACAAGCCCTGACACTATTTCTTGGCGTTGCTATTCTTTCCCAATGTTCTGGTGCTAAACGTTGAACATATAAATACAACTTTTTCTTACCCATATCTCCACACCATTCATCTAAATCTTGTCTTGTCTGTATATTTTCAATTGAGAAAAGAAACTGAAGTGCTGATTTAAAATCCTTAATATCCATTGTATTTTCCATTGTATTTTTAATTCGTTTGGCAACGAGGGTTTAATAAGATATATTTGAATTGTTATATACTAAATATAAAAAATGTATTTCAATTTTCTGAAAATCAATACACATCCATATATTCATAGCATCCAAAGATATCCCCATCCTACACCTATTCATACACCACACCTATTCCATACTCTGAAATTGTGTTATAACACATTTGAGTGCATTGTCAGAACTAGCGAGTTTATCGAATGTATTCATCAGTTGTTTATCACCCGGCTTATTGTGCAATATACATAACAATTCTAACAGTTTTTCACGCGTATCATATTCATCCAAGTTCTCTAAAGTAGGCCGTAAAGGTGGTATGCCTGTTGATACAGAATTATCCGATTCTGAGAGAACTCCGGAGCGAGGAACGACTTCCGTTGAAAGAGTCTTTCGTTTCTTTGGAACATCTGTGTCATAGAAACCATTTTCCGTCTTCATTTTAGCGAAATATTTATCGGTTATGTGCAATATGTTCCATCGTATAAGATCGTGGAAGGGGCGGTCATCTGACGTGGATTTCGTTTTATCGCTATTCAAATACATATCACTATTTCTATCATATACAATTGCGCCTCTGAATGCGGCATAACGAGTTCTATGACTACTCCATTTGGACCATTTCAATCGCAATTTTTCTGGATTGGTTTTGATAATTCCACCGCCTTCTACGATGCGATATGTGTCATATCCCATCTTGTGATGTATATTTCTATCATCAGTGGAACAATGTATAGTTATTTTTGAGCGAAATATATAATTGGACTGAATAGATGTTATTTTGTCGGGTTTTAAAACACTGGCGTCTTTTCTGAAAACATCTTTTCCATTGGAGGGTTCGCTTTCATACCATATATTGTCCTTTTCGTATAAAACCCGGATTTTTTTGGTTGACATAGATTCATATATATGTAAAATGGCGGTTTCTTGATAATTTGCTAAATCACTTCTTGGGATAATTTGTTTTGATGCAATCATTTCGCCATCTTTGAATACCGTAAAATAAATGGGACAGGTATCATCTATTTTTATGTATTTTTTACAAAGACGTTTATACAAGCCATCTACGCGAAAGTAACTATCATTTGATATATCCTCTTCATTATATGACATATCCATGATAGTTTCAGCGATTTCTTGTGTGCGATATGGGTCGGTTATATTTTCGCATATAAGTTCAGTTCCAGTATAATAATCTGGTTCCAAAGCGAAATCTACATTCCCCCTAAAGTATTCTATTACATCAGTTATAGAGTTTCTCTCTATAGAACTATCCACATTCCATATAGCCATTTCTCTTGGGCCAGTGTTCGTTTTCGTTTTATATGTTATTTTGCGTGCGATTAGCATATTTTTCAGTTTTCCGCCAATACCATATTCACTGAATCCGGTATTTTCTCTAGAAGAATGATGAAATAATTTGAACATTTCTTTCGACTGCATATTTTGTATTCCCGTAAATCCCGATGCCATATCACGCACTTTTACACACACGAGGGTGTCGTTCTCAATATAATTCACTATTTCAATTTTACTTTTTATATTCGGGTTTATTTTCTTGGCTAACCGAATGGCTTCTTGTGCATTTGCAATTTGCTCACTATATACATCTTCTAACGGAGAGTTTGCCATACGTTCTGCATTTACATATCCACGCACGTCCATATCAATATTGGCGTAACTAGTCATTTTCGGGGGGGGGTATTTGAATTACATATAATAGTATTTATTCTTTAAGCATATTTCGGAAAAAAATAGTTTGTATTGTGTAAATCTATATAAACATATGTAGCGTTAATTAGATATACAAGTCGCTATGTCATTATCCAGCAATAATACGCAAACACCTACACACAGTCAGAGTTCCGGGGTTCTCGCTAATAACGAACGCATAATGTCCGCCGATGGGTCAACACCCTATGATGTAGAACTGATGTTGTCTGTTCAAAAAAAATTATTACGTATGCCAATTACTAGACAAAACCCCGAATATTTTGATATAGTTAAACAAGTAAACAAGTATTTAGTTAAATATTGTTGTCATGAAATAGTGCATGATTTAATTGATATAGATCCGGACAGAAGTAAAGTAATCGAATATTGCACTATTTGTGGAAATACATTGTGATCGCAAGAATCATTACTTACCATAAACTCGTTCCGAGCCCATGTGTTCTCACAAAAATAGTCGTTATATATATAATGGAAAAGGGTAGTTTACATAGTATTTTGAAAACCACGGTATATTCATCATTGGCAGTTCAAGTTATAACTGGAATAATTGATGTATATGTGCATTTTTTACCGGTTTCTGGAGAACTAGCTATTGTAAAAAAACTATTGGGATTGGAAATAGCAGTTCAACTCATTGAAGGAACTTTTTATGTATGGTTTGCATCCCTATTTTCCTCTGTTAAAAATGTTACACCACACCGATATTATGATTGGGTTATAACAACTCCTACAATGTTATTTACTTTTTGTCTGTATTTGGATTATTTAGGAAAACGTGATAGACAAAAGAAGGTATTAGAACCATTAGCGAGAACCAATGATAATGACCAATCCCCGTATGTAAAAACATCAACACCTTCGCTCGTTCCTCGCTCTGGCGTTCTCACAAAAGAAGAACCTACTGAAAAGGATAGCCTCAAGAACACAACTCTTCTGGAATATTTCAATAACCATAAGAAAACATTTTTAGCTATTTTCCTTTTGAATTGGATGATGTTGATTTTTGGATATTTAGGAGAAACCGGAGAACTAGATAATTATTGGGCAGTATCTTTTGGTTTTGTTCCATTTACTCTTTATTTTACCATTATTTATGAAACGTTTGCTAAATATTCATCGTTTTACGGAAAAGTATTGTATTGGATTATGTTCAAAATATGGGCATTATATGGAGTGGCTGCATTAGGGTCGTATTACTGGAAAAACATTTCATTCAATATTCTTGATTTATTTGCTAAAAACTTTTTCGGGTTGCTATTGGCATATACGATATATACAAATATGTAATGTTCTCGCAATGATAAATATTATGTAGACATGAATAATATTTATTGCATATTAGGAATCATACTCCCATACGTTCAGTTATTAACG